TAGTGCACAAGTAACACAGATACCGCACAATCAACTTAGTACATATACTAATGAGCTTAAAGAACAGATTAAACATATCGAAAAAAAGCTAGAAAGCAAACTTGTAATTAAAGAGTACCCACCGAAAACTATCACGGTTAGGCATATTGATTCTTATATCACTAAACTACAGCATAAAGGGTTTAAACCTGAAGTAGTAGTAATTGATTATATTAATTTGCTCAAACCAACTTCAAAAAACGTTAATTCGTATGAGTCGGTTAAAGAAGTAGCTGAACAGCTTCGAGCACTATCATTCAAATATAACATACCTTTCGTAACAGCCAGTCAATTAAACCGCGGGGCGTTTAATACAGCAAGTCCAGGTATGGAAGGTATTTCAGAATCTATAGGGCTTGCAGCAACTTGTGACGTGATATGCTCTCTTTGGCAGGAAGAAGAAGAAAAAGAGTTAGGTATCATTAATCTAGGCATGCAAAAAAACCGCTTTGGTAGAAATAATGGTCATTGTACTTTTAAAATAAAATACGAAACATTGACACTTTCGGAAACAAACCCAGATTATTTTGCTACAGATTCCCCGAATTCAGTTGTAAACTCTGCGGAATCCGCTTTACACGCTCTTGCTGAGTAACATAGAACGTTGATATGTTAACGTTCACTGAGTAAATACTCAGTAATGTTAAACGAAAAAACTTTACAAAAATATATATTTCAAAGCAACCCGTTAGAGCTTATATGCACGAAAGAATATATAAAAGGTGTTTTACTTTTTGGATCTTTTGTGTCTATGATTTATAATAAAAAAATTAATGCTTCGGGTCTATTCACTGTTGTTTTACAAGATAAAGAACTCCGAGAAGCATTTATACATATTACAGGGTCCCAAGATACACATGAAGCGTTTTTAGGTCTATTACAACTTTACCCTAATTTAGTAAAATCAAAAAATACAAAAAAGCTTTTTAACTCTTCTTTAAAAAAGAGAAAAATAAAAAGAAAAAATGACAATATTTGAAAAAAAAATCTATAACACTCATTTAGCAGTTTCTAGATCTCTACGCAATAAACCTTTCAAGAAAAGAGACAACTTTGAAAAGTTTGAAGATGATATAAAATATCATCAGTTAAAGCGAATTGTAACATTTTTTCAGAAATACCCTGATATAGATGTATACACATATTTTGTAGCGCCTTACAAATTATATAAAGATGTTGAATATTTTGATTTAAATTACTTTGCTTCACCTAGAGCTATTAAAAGCTATACAATTTACAAGCAAGAATTATTGGAAAGCTCACCAGACAGTCATAAACAGCACGTACTTGATTCGCTACAGTTTATAACAAAATTTTGTTTGGAAAATCGCATACAGTTAGACGAGTACGTGAATTACAAAAGTACAAGTATAGAACCAGAATGGATCTATCATTTTAAAAAACATAGTTTAAATTGGTACACGCTTATGGAGTTCCCAGGCGTTTATGATATAATAACAGCACTTCCTTCAGATGAGAGGGAATTACTCTTAGGAGATTTTGGTATAAACTTTATAGATTATAAACACAAATATAATAATTCAAAGATTTTGAAAGCATGTCTTTCAGAAGCATACAACCGTGTAAAGTTTTTTATTGATAAAAAGCTTGCACAAAACTAAAGACAATATAGAATAAACAAGGAAACTTATGACATTAACAAAAAACCTATTCAGCGAAATTAAAGCAGCACTTACAACAAAAAAAGATGATAGCCCTTATAAGGAGATCATGAAATTCGAGCCAGGAAAGACTTACGTTGTGCGTCTTATTCCTAATATTGTAGAACCCAGGAACTCTATTTATCATTACTGGCATCATAGCTGGAATAGTCTAGCTACAGGTCAATTCGTTACCGCTCTTTGTCCTGCGACATATAACGAGAATTGCCCTATCGATAACTATGTTATTAAGACCTATCGCACAGGTACAACTGAGGAGAAAGAAAAGATGAAACCTATCACGAGAAAAGAATCTTGGTTGGTTAACGCTTATATTGTATCTGATCCCTCTAATCCAGAAAACGAAGGTAAGGTGAAAATTATTCGCTACGGTAAAGAGTTAGCTAAGATTATCACAAGCGCTATTGAAGGGGATGATGCTGATGAGTTTGGCGCTGAAAAAGTTTTTGACGTAGCTAATGGTAGTAGTCTTAGAATTAAATGTGAGTCAAGAGCCGGTAGTTCTGGTAACGCGCGTAATTTCGTAACATACGCTTCATCAAAGTTTATCAACCCATCCCGTCTTGAAGGCGTAAGTGAAGATAAGATCGAAGCAGTTCACAACGGTATCTTTGATCTTACAAAAATGTTTAAACCGAAAACGCAAGCTGAGTTGCAAAGAATGCTTGATCAGCATTTCTTCTGTATACAAGACACAGAGGTTGAAGATGAGAGCGAAAGCGATGACGTAGAAGTTACTACACCTGCTACAGCACAAACTCAACAGACTGTAAAACCTGTACAGCAGCAAGCACCGGTTGTTGAAAAATCTAATTTAGACGATATATTTAAAGGAGTAGAGAATGCACCAGCTCCAGTTGATGATACAGATGCAAAGCTTAAAGAGCTCCTTGAAGGTCTATAATATTATTCTTATATGAAGTTAAAATACGCAAACCATAATCACCCTCATTCACCTGAAGAAATTGATCAGCTTATTGAAAGAGGAGCTAAAGCATATGAGTCCTATCTAGACGCTCTCGGGTTCGATTGGAGAAACGACCCTAACAGTAGTAATACGCCGCATAGAGTTGCAAAGGCTTTTGTAACAGATTTAGCTATGGGTTGTTATGCAGAACCACCGAAGGTTACAGCTTTTGATAATGTGGATGAATACGACGGTATTGTATGTCAAAATAACATTAAGGTTGTTTCATTATGCTCTCATCATCATGCTCCTTTTACAGGTGTTGCGCATGTTGCTTACATACCTTCTAAGGATGGTAAAGTTATCGGCCTATCCAAATTAAATCGTATCGTAGATTGGTTTTCAAGGAGACCGCAAGTACAAGAAAATCTTACAGCTCAAATACATAGCTATGTTGATTTAGTATGCGAGAAGAACAACGGTGTTGCGGTTTTGATTGAAGCTGCTCATACATGCTGCTCTAATAGAGGTATAAAGCATGACTCGACAATGAGAACTGCTCGTATGTCAGGGGCTTTTTTAGATAATAATGACAATTCAAGAGCTGAATTTTACAAGTTTGTAGAGTTCGCTAAGAAAGGTTAAGATGGTTGATGAAGGAGATTTAGCAGCAGCATTAATCGCCAAGTTAGCATCTAATGATCTTGGCATGGTAGATCAGTTTACTGAAAAAAGACAGAGTAGTGGTGCAGCTAATAGGTTAGACCCTATGGCTTTTGTGCAAAGAGCACGTCCTAACAATAATTTTGCCTCACAGCAAAACATGATTAGTGAACAACAGCAACAAGCTATTCTTGAACAAGCAAATAGAATGGCGGAACAATTGCACCCATTACCACCACCCCCAGTAATACGAGAACCTGAACCTCAGCAGCGAGCAATTTCATTATTTGAAGATATAAATAATGTTGAATTTTCAGCTAAATTAGATACTATTAACGATAGTTTGCAATTAATAAATAACACGCTTTTAACTTTAGTTGATACTTTTAAAAAATAAATGACAGTAAAACTACGCTTAGAAAGAGAACGCTTTATCGAGAGTTTTCTTGTACCTATTAGCAAGATTGCTGAAAACGTATCTCTCATACCTTTTGAGGAAGGAGTATACGCTATTTGTAGTACGCAAATAGGTGGAAGCGTAATACTTTACACAGAGTACATTTCCGGTGACTTTACCGAATTAAAGAAACAGATTAATATACCAGATATTAAAAAGTTTATACGTTTGTTAAGCTGTATAAAACTAGATACGTTTGATGTAGAGGTGAGAGATAATCATTTACTTTATAAGGATGACGAAATAAAGTTTAAGTATTTTTTATTAGAAGATAGTGTTATGCAGAGAGTGTCAATAAGCTGTCAAAAAATAAAAAATCTCACGTATAATACGACCTTTGTATTATCTAATGCTAAGTTTAGTGAGCTATTAAAAGGTAGCTCTATTACTACGGATTCAGATAAAGTCTATCTCTTTACAAGAGATGGTAAAGTGCATGCAGAACTAAATGATTTCGAGAGACAAAATATTAACAGTCTTGATTATTTAGTTACGAGTAGCTATGAAGGGTGTGAGTTACAGTCTCCTGTTCCCCTAAGTCTAGAAAGTGTAAGGCTTCTTGCAGGTCTTAAGGTTTCACATTTTTCTGTAAAGGTAAACACGCAGCTTAAAATCATTGCATTTGAAGCTGTGAACCAAGAAAATGTAAAATCTCAATTTATAATTTCAGGTTTAGTAAAGTAAGGGTTGAATTTCTTTTAAGTTTTCACTAAGTGTTAGTATGGCAAATAAGCTGACTACACTTGGGTATTTCTTGAAGAGATTGAGAGATAGTGGGTACTACGCGCATAAGCTTTTTACAGAATACAATGAAGCTGATTGTCGAGAATGGACTATAATCATAGACCCTGGTTATAGTTCTGTTTTTTGTACATGCTATGTACAAGACCCTGCGTTTGGAGAAACTTTTTTTGAGTTATATGACGGTGGACAGTACATACCAGGTAGACTAAAAATACAAACTGACTCTTTTGAGGTATTTGTTTATCATTTAGTCGAATTAGGTCTTAACAACAAAGCAAGCACATATCCCTCTAAACACCAGGAATTAACCAGGGAATAATAGGCTTTATATTATAAATACATTTATATGTTATCTGATGACTCTGTCCCACCTAAAAAGAAGAGATCACGTTCTGTCAAAAAGAATAAAAACACCCTTATACCTCTAGACAGTAATCAAGATCAATCTAAACATCTTGAACAAGCTATATCAAAAGCTTTTAAAAGGTTTTATTCAGAATCAGTCAGTAAGCAAAATAAGATTAAAGACCTAAAACACTTAGACACGATTGTAGCGGAGTATCTACAGTCATTTATGATTTTAGGTTATGATATTAGCGGTGAGAAGATTTGTATTTCCCACGCTTCTACACCCGCAGCTAGAGATGCTTTAATTGAACATTTAAGAAGCACTTTTCTTAATATAATGAATGGAAGTGGCGGAGACTACTAAATACCCTTCATGGGAAGACCAAGAAAAAACCCTACACCGGAAAATTTAGGTGTTATTGCAGATGATCAAATCATCTTAGAACCTGTAGATGAAAAGCAGTTCTACAGAGGTGATAAAAAGATACCAAAAGAAGATGCTCAGTTTACCTGGACACCTGCTATGGTTAATGAGCTTAAAAAATGCACAGAAGATATTATATATTTTGCTGAAAAATATTTTACAATTACTAATATTGATAGAGGTAAAGAGACTATTAAGCTTTACCCAAAACAAAAACAAGCATTACGTTCTTTAGCAAATAACCGCTTTGTTGTATTACTTGCTTCTAGACAATGCGGTAAGTCAACAATTTTAACAGTATATACTTTATGGAGTACTTGTTTTTCAGCGGATCAGAGAGCCCTTATAGTAGCTAATAATGAAAATACAGCTATTAAAATTTTTAAAAAAATAAGATTAGCTTATGAGTTATTACCTAATTTTTTAAAACCTGGTGTAAAAGAGTATGGTAAAACTGGTGTTACGTTTGATAACGATTCGAGTATAGGTATTAGCACCACTACGTCAACAGCAGCTCGTGGTGATACAGCAAGCATCTTGTGTATAGATGAAGCAGCGTTTATTGATGCACATTTACTTGAAGAGTTTTGGAAATCTGTTATACCTATTGTTTCTTCTGGTAAAAAAACAAAAATATTCATGGTTAGTACTCCAAATGGAGTTGGTAATAAATTTCATGATATATATTCTGAAGCTGAAAGAAACGAAAACGGGTGGACAGCTGAGCGTATTGATTGGTGGGATGTACCTGGTAGAACAGATAAATGGAAAAAACAAATGATATCTGCTCTCGGGTCAGAAGAGAGTTTTGAGCAAGAATTTGGTAACAGATTTACTGATCCAGGCAATTCAGCGGTTGGAGCTAATGTTATTGAGCGCTTTAAAGAGCAAAAATTAGCACCTATATGGTTAGGAGAAGATAAATGTTACAAAGTTTACGAGCAACCTTCTCCTAATAAAATTTACGTTATAGGGGTCGACGTTGGTGAAGGTATAGGTAGAGCGCATTCGGTAGCACAAGTACTTGATGTAACAGACCTTAGAGATATAAGACAAGTAGCTGTATATAGTTCAAATACTTTAGAACCATACCATTTTGCAAATAAATTAAACTTTCTTTGCAATCAATGGGGCAAACCACCGCTTCTTATAGAGAGAAATAATTGCGGCGCACAAGTGATAGATACAATGTTCCATACGCATCACTACGAAAAAATTGTAAGCTGTTCAAAGCTTTCTAGTGCAGGCTCAATGGCTACAACAAGACATTTAGGGGTCTTGAGTCATAATAATATGAGATTTGCAGGGGTAGGTAATATGCGTTACTGGGTAAACGCTTTACAGGTTGTCTCAATTAACGACGATGATACTATTAAAGAACTTGAAACTTTTATACGCTACCCGAACGGCACGTACAG